AACTTAGGTATGAAAGTAAAAATTGACACTTCCATCCCTGCCAAAACCAAGTCCCTACCAACAATGTCTGCTTCTGCTGCTGCCTCTGCGGAAGTAAAGACGCCCGCCGCTGCTGCCGCAGCAGTCCAAGACCCCAACCTCTGGCACAAATTCCTCGAACTCTACTTTGGTCAGGCAGACGGCAAACAGATCGTCACCCACCAGCTAGAGAGTTTTAATCATTTCATGAAGCACGACATCCATGAAATTATTACGATGGTGAACCCCGTGATTGTCCGGGGTAGTCCAGAGATTCCCCTCAGCGGACCCAGGTCGGCCCTCGCATCCGCCACCGGCCTCAGCACTTCCGCAGCCAATGCGCTCATGGGCAACCAGGAAGTGGCCGCCGTAGCCAGCCTCGGCCCCGTCAGCCGTGAATACGAGGTTCACCTGGAGTTCGGCAATATCCAATTCAAGAAGCCAACCATCTTCGAGAACAACGGCGCCGTCCTCCCCATGATGCCCAATGACGCGAGGCTGCGTAACCTCACCTACGCCGCACCCCTCTTCGTCGACATCAACGTGACCTACATTGAGACGGACAATGCGCACGGTGGCAAGAAGTCCGTGCGCAAGCGCCTCTTCCCCAATGTCCACATGGGCAAGATCCCCGTGATGGTAGGCAGTGAGTACTGTCTCCTCAATGACCAGCACCACGTGAACCCAGCCCGTGTCGGAGAGTGCGCCGAGGACATGGGTGGCTACTTCATTGTCCAGGGCGGTGAGCGCGTCTGCATTAGCCAGGAGCGCATGTCCGAAAACCGCCCGTTCGTGTTCCGCAATAACCGGAACACCGCGAAGGAGTTAGAGGTGGTGGAGGTGAAGTCCATCGGCCCGGACAATGACCAAGTGCCCAAGTCCAACTCCGTGCGGATGATGTATCACCCCAAGAACATCCAAATCATCCTCCTCCGTTGCTCCCTGCCGCGCATGAAGGCGCCCATCCCCCTCTTCATCGTCTTCCGCGCCCTCGGCGTCGTGGCCGACAAGGACATCGTGGACATGATCCTTGGACCTTCCGGGCCAGGCCAAGACCGAGACACCTCCTTTGACACAATCATCAACGAGTCCATGGCCGAGTCTTCGTCCGTCCAGACTCAGGAGCAGGCCTTGGAGGCGATGGCCTCCTACATCAAGATCTGGGCTCCTCGTGGAACTAGGCCTCCTGTACTCGTCAGCGACATCCTGGCCGAGGAGCTGTTCCCGCACATTGGGGCCGAGGACAAGGCCTATGAGAAGGCCTGTTTCCTGGCGCACATGACGCGCAAGGTGCTGTGGGTCTCCTCGGGTCGCATTCCTAATGATGACCGTGACTCGTACCCCAATAAGCGCGTGGACTTGCCTGGGTTCTTGCTTGCGAACCTCTTTCGCACCCAGTTCTCCACCATCATGGTCAAGGACATCAAGTCCTATCTGGCCAAGGAGATCCACGGCGGGAGTTGGAAGGCCACTGGCAACTTTGAGGAGATTCTGAACATCAGCAATATCCACAAGGTCATCAAGTCCACGAATCTGGAGGTCGGCCTCAAGACGTGCCTCGCCACGGGCAATTTCGGCTCGGCGAAGGCGGGTGGGCCGAGCAAGAACGGTGTGAGCCAGGTACTCAATCGCCTCAACTATATCTCTGGTCTCTCGCACTTGCGCCGTATCAGCACGCCCATTGAGAAGACCGGCAAGCTCATTGCTCCCCGCAAGCTCCACAACACGCAATTCGGCTTTGTGTGCCCTGCCGAGACGCCGGAAGGTCACTCGGTGGGTGTGGTGAAGAACATGGCTACCACGGCGATTGTGAGTATCTTCAGCAATCCTCGGTGTGTGAGTGACTATCTGGATAGCCTTAGTGTGCTCAAACCCCTGACCTCTTCCTCTATCACCGAGAAGTTCACGGATACGCGCGTCTTCTTGAACGGGGCGTGGATCGGCACCTTGGAGCCCACCACCACACGTAGCACCATTGAATCGCTCAAGGCCGCCAAGCGCGAGTGCCAGCTCCATCCGCAGACCGGCATTATTTGGAAGATGAATTTGCGCGAGCTGTGGATTACCACGGAGGCAGGGCGCATGTTGCGCCCTCTCTTGTATGCTCCCGCTATGCGCGAGGTCCTTGGCGACCCGGCTTTGGCCAAGCGCGTTGACGCGATGAAGACGTGGGAGGAGCTTCTTCTATGGAAGACTCCTGGTGGCCATCATCTCGTGGAGTACATTGATCCGGGCGAGACGGAGGGCGCTTTTATCGCGATGACCTACAAGGCTGTGTTAGAGGATGCGCAGAAGACGCATGTGGAGATTCACCCGTCCTGTATCCTCGGCTCGCTGGCGTCCAACATTCCTTTCCCAGACCACAATCAGTCGCCCCGTAATGCCTATCAGTGCGCGATGGGAAAGCAGGCCATGGGCATGTACGCCCTCAACTTCCGCGAGCGCTTTGACGCACTCTCGCACATGCTCTGCTACCCGCAAATCCCGCTGGTGAGTCCCTTCATGAGCAAGTTCTACGGATCCCAGACGATGCCGTGTGGCCAGAACATCACGGTGGCGATTATGACCTATACGGGCTACAACCAGGAGGACTCCATCATGATCAATCGCGCCTTCCTCCAGCGTGGCGGATTCCGCAGTATCTTCTACCGCACGTACAAGGACGAGGAGAAGAAGAACCAGTCATCGGGCGAGGAGGAGCGCTTCTTCAAGCCGGACCCGCAAGTGACGCGCCAAATGAAGAACGCCAATTACGAGAAACTGGCCGAGGACGGCTTCGTGCCGGAGAACCAGTACGTGGACAATGACGACATTCTGATTGGCAAGGTGGTGCCTCTCAGGATACCCACGGGCACGGTGATTCCTGCCGGGGCGAAGAAGTTCCGCGACGTGTCCAGGACGATGCGCAACAACGAGATTGGCTGGGTGGACCGCATCTTCCGCAATCGCAATGGTGAGGGCTACAGTTTCGCCAAGGTCCGCGTGCGCCAGGACAGGATTCCCGAGATCGGCGACAAGTTCTCCTCGCGCCACGGGCAAAAGGGGACGTGCGGGATGATTCTGAATGCCGAGGACATGCCCCAAACGGCTTCGGGCATTATTCCGGATATTATCATTAATCCCCACTGTATTCCCAGCCGTATGACGATTGCGCAACTGATGGAGACTCTCCTCGGCAAGGTGGGGTGCGAGGTGGGTGCTCTCGGTGACGGCACGCCTTTCGGCGCGTGTACGGTGGATGGGCTCGCCTCGCTTCTGCGCGACGGTCTCGGCATGGAGCCGTATGGCAATGAGATCCTGTACAACGGCTTCACGGGCCGGCAGATGGAGACGAATATCTTCGTCGGCCCGGTGTTCTACCAGCGCCTCCGCCACTGCTCGGCGGATAAGATGCACAGCCGTGCGTCGGGTCCGCTGGTGATGCTCACGCGCCAGCCGGCCGAGGGGCGCGCGAGGGAGGGTGGTCTTCGTTTCGGCGAGATGGAGCGAGATGCGGTGGCTGCTCACGGCATGTCCGAGTTCACCAAGGAGCGTCTCATGGAATGCTCGGATGCCTTCCGCTGTTATTCTTGTAAGGACTGTGGTAGCATCGCCATTGCCAATCCCGTGGAGGGAATCTGGGCGTGTCGTGGGTGCGGGAACACGACGAATTTCAGCAATATTGAAATTCCGTATGCGTACAAGCTCTTGTTACAGGAGTTAGAGAGTATGTGTATTAGTTCTCGGGTGATTACGCAGAGCAGGATTATTACGGACATGCTTGCTGGGGAGAAGGGCAAGTAAGGGCGGCGCCTGGACTCATAAAAATTGATTTGGCCCACCTTTTTCATAAGCAGGTCCAAGCCAAAATGGGTCAGTACTACGTCACGGTTATCCTGAACGACGAGGGGGAGATCATTGCGTGGATGAACGCATACGGATACAATGAGGGCGTGAAGTTGATGGAGCACTCCTACCTCACCAGCGCATTCGTCAACACCGTGGAGTTCTCCTTGAGTCCGGAGGGTGCCTACCACAAGAGTCGGGTGGTGTGGGCAGGGGACTACGCCGATGACGAGCAACGGTATTATAAGAAGAATTTACATGCTCTATGTAATGACGATGAGAGCAAGTTGATTCGCCCGGAACCCAGGAGCGCGACGAAATATCGCTATATTGTGAACCACACAAAGAAGCAATACGTAGATAAGACAAAGGTACATGAAATCCATCCACTGCCTCTCCTCACTGCGGAGGGCAATGGGCGTGGTGGCGGAGATTTGCAAGACGCGCCTCCATTCGTGGGCTCGTGGGCGCGAGATGTTATTTCCGTGGAACAGGCTTTGCCTCAGCCACAGGCGAACGAGCTCTTCCACGAGTTGGTTTTCGTCATCACGTAAAGCAAATAATATTCCTGTATCTAGTGTAAAAGGGTCTGTGATGGGACTTGTTCTCGTTTTTGACGTGGACGGTACTATTGGGCCCGTGGACGGTGAACCTTACCGAACCCCTATTCCCATAAATCCAAAAATCCTGGAGATCATTCGGGAGGGGTTGGCTGCCCGAGGAAATACGGTCGACGCCCTTTTTATTTTATCCAATAACTCGGACACGGGCTATATGGCGCGCCTTGAGGCGAGGATCCAGGAACTCCTTGGCTCCAGCGAGCCCATCTTCGACGACATCATGGCGCGCGGGGATTATCGCAGGGATATTCACTATGAAGATTTCTACCTAGAAGACGGCCTGCCCGTACACAATCCGCGCAAGTCCCTGGCCGAGGTGGCGTCAATGATAGAAAGTGTCAATACACCCCCCGGTTTCTTCAGAAGCAAAGTGCCACGAAGCAAGCAAATTTCCCTCCGCAACCTCGCCAATCGCGTGTATTTTTTTGATGATTTGGACGATCATGTGATACGAGGGGAAATCAATAATACGCAGTACATCCACATCAACCCCTTTTACACAGGTTCCCGGGGCTACAAGGACAAGACGCGTTATTTCTCGGTTTTGGCGAAGATTCGTGGCAAGGAAAGAGCTAATAAACGTATAACCCGTTCTGTGAAGAAGAGAAGTTAAGACACCCTCACTTCGTTCGGTGTTCTTAACTTCTAACTTCTTCACAGCATTCCCGAAAATCTAAAAGTTAATAACTGGCGTTATTAACTTTTAGATTATACGGTAAAAAGTGATCCGCCTGCCAGGTGCGATAGGAGGTCCCAACCGTTTATCCCAATGTCCTTTAGCATGCAAGTTCTAAAGCGCAATGGCCAGGCGGAGAGTGTGAGTTTCGACAAGGTTCTCCAGCGTATTCGCAAGTCAGCCAAGGGTCTGCGCATCAATCCTGACGGCCTCGCCCAGCAGGTACTCAGCCAGATTTATAGTGGCGTGAAGACGTCAGAGCTTGACGACCTCGCCGCCCAGCTCGCCGCGAGTCTGTCCACGACGCACCCCGATTGGGGCGTCTTGGCCGCCCAGATTGCCATCAGCAATCATCACAAGGAGACCGTCGGCAACTTCGCCGAGGTAATGATCTCCCTCTCGGACCAGAAGAACCCGAAGACCGGCGAGAAGGTCTGTACGATTCACGATGATATTCTGGCCATGTGCCGTGACCCCGTGGCCGCGGCGGCCATTGAGTCGGCGATTGATTACCAGCGGGATTACGCCTTTGACTATTTCGGCTTCAAGACGCTGGAGCGTTCTTACCTCCTCAAGGACACGAGTCTAGTCATTCGCGAGCGCCCCCAGCACCTCTGGATGCGCGTGGCCCTCGCCCTCTGGGGCTCGGATTTGCCGAAGGCCTTCCGTACCTATGACTTGCTCAGCACCAAGAAGTTCACCCACGCCACGCCCACTCTCTACAGTGCCGGCACTCCCAGGCAACAGTGCTCCTCCTGTTTCCTCGTGGCCATGGACAACGACAGTATCACCGGCATCTTCAAGACGCTGAATGATTGCGCGAACATCAGCAAATACGCGGGTGGCATTGGCCTGCACTGCTCCAATATTCGCGCGCGTGGCTCGGGGATTCGTGGCACGAATGGCACGAGCGACGGTCTTGTGCCGATGCTCCGCGTCTTCAATAACACGGCGCGCTATGTGAATCAGGGCGGGCGGCGCAATGGGAGCTTCGCCGTGTACCTGGAGCCGTGGCACGCCGACATTGAGGATTTCCTGAAGCTGAAGCTCAATACGGGTGCTGAGGAGGAGCGGGCGCGCGACCTCTTCTACGCGCTCTGGATTCCTGACCTCTTCATGGAGTGCGTGGAGGCCGATGGCGAGTGGTGCTTGTTCTGCCCTGATGAGGCTCCTGGGCTTCAGGAGGTGTGGGGTGATGACTTCCGCAAGCTGTATGCGAAGTATGTGGCCGAGGGGCGCGCCAAGCGCAAGGTGTCGGCGCAGAAGCTGTGGTTCCAGATTCTGGATACGCAAATGGAGACGGGGACTCCTTACCTGTGTTATAAGGATGCTGCGAATGGGAAGAGCAACCAGCAGAACTTGGGTACCATCAAGTCGTCCAATCTGTGCTCGGAGATCATTGAGTATTCTAGCCCGGAGGAGACCGCCGTGTGCAATCTGGCGTCCATGTCACTGCCGGCGTTCGTAGTAGCGGGAGCCGATGGCAAGAAGTCGTTTGACTTTGAGGAGTTTCGGCGGGTGGTGGCGATTGTGGTGGAGAACCTGAATCGCGTGATTGATATCAACTACTACCCGACGGCCGAGACGGAGCGCAGTAATATGCGCCATCGCCCTCTTGGCCTCGGCATCCAGGGGCTGGCCGACGTGTTCGCCATGCTTCGGATGAGCTGGGAGTCAGAGGAGGCTGCGCGGTTGAATCAGCTCATCTTTGAGCACATGTACTTCGCGGCGGTGGAGGAATCTGCGCGCCTGGCCGCAGCCGAGGGCTCGTATCCGAGCTTTGCGGGCAGTCCCACGAGCCGGGGAGTTCTCCAGCCGGATTTGTGGAAGGTGGTGCCCTTGACGGAGGCTGATGGGAGCCTGGACTGGGCCGGTCTTCGCCGCCAGGCTGCGCAGGGGGTGCGCAACTCCTTGCTGGTGGCGCCGATGCCGACCGCGAGCACGTCGCAGATTCTCGGGAATAACGAGTGCTTTGAGCCGTTCACGAGTAATCTTTATAGTCGGCGTACGCTGGCTGGCGATTTCATCGTGTTCAACAAGTATTTGTTGACCGAGTTGATGGAGGCTGGGCTGTGGTCGGATGCGATGAAGCAGGAGATTGTCGCACGGAATGGGAGTGTCCAGGGAATTGATGCGATTCCGCTGGAGATGCAGGCGCGCTACAAGACTACCTATGAACTGAAGCAAAAGGTGTTGATTGATATGGCGGTAGGTCGTGGGGCGTTTGTGGATCAGTCGCAGAGTTTGAACTTATTCGTGGCTGATCCGAATTACGCGAAGCTGACGAGCATGCACTTTTACGCCTGGAAGTCCGGGCTCAAAACTGGATGCTACTATTTGCGGACGAAGGCGCCGGTGATGGCGCAGAAATTCACCGTGGATCCTCGTCTTCTGGCGGCGGTGAGTGGTGGCAAGCCTGGGGCTAGCGCTGGCGCTGCTGCCGCGCAGGCGGAGGACCAAGAGGATGATTCTGACTCGGATGACTCGGACGATGAGCGCCAGTCGCCCAAGACCGTGGAGGCTCTCAAGAAGGCCTTGCGCGCGGCGGAACTAGAGGCGAAGGCCAAGGCGGCGGCGGAGGCGCGCCAGAAGTTGAAGGAGAGTGGGCAAGAGCATGTGGTGGATGATGAGGTGTGCACTTCTTGTGGGAGTTGAAGAGGGAGCTAGAGAGGGAGTTAGAGAGGGAGTTGGAGGGAGTTAGAGAGGGAGTAAAGATAAAACTTAAATACTTACGTTTGGGGACTGAATTGTGTAGTAAAACATCTATATTTAGTTACTCCTGATTTTTTGTATTTCAAGACCAAAGGTTTTTTGAAAAGGAAAGTTGAAAAATAGTTATTATCACTGTTGCCAGCGGATTGTTCAAAAGAAATTGGGTCGGTTGTTTCAAACATAGAGTGGTCATCATTAGGTTCGCGATTTGGTAAAAGTAAATTTGCACGGAATACTATTGGCTTTTCATATATTGATATACTGCCAACATCTACACCCTCATTATTTTCCATCCATGAAATAAAATTGGGACCTATTTTATCTACTAAACGAATTGCCATATTATTTGAACCTCTAACATACATTGTAGTACTTGTATTAATATCAGCATTCACATTAAATCCATTTGCAAACACGAAATCTAATGTTCCTTTTTTATCTAATGTGAACTGTATAGGTAGTTCTTGATAACTTATTGTAATTACACCATTTGCTTGCGGAAGTACTACATTTGAAGCAAATGTCCTAAGTGTGGAAGTCATTCTACTATATATATATTTATTTCAATGCTCACCATTTTGTGGATTGTATTATTTTTTCAAAGTATAATAACCTATAGTATGAGGACAACCCCTAGCTGTC